GGCTGGCTTATCTTGTCTACCGTCATGGCAAGTAATTCTTCAAGTCCGTCTATCTTGGTAGCAAGCCTTTCAATCTCAGAGTTGTTCCCCTGTTTCGCTTCTAACTTTTTCAGATTCTCCTGTGATTTCTGTAATGTGGATTGAAGTTGTTTATACTTCTCTTCCCAATTTACAGTCTCTACCTTTGTCTGTCCCTCTGCTGGTGTTTGAACTTCGTCATTCACCTGCTGTTGTTCAGCATCGGTATTCTCTTCTGGCATAAATCCTCCTTGCTTATATTAACTTGACATAATTATAACATAAAAAGTTATTATGTCAAGTTACTTCCTGTTTAGCCTTTCAATTAAACTTGGCGAGTAATAAGAGGGATATGTCTTTTGTGGCACTGGTTGCTTCTCAAGTTGCTTGATGATATAGTCAACGCTTTCACTTTGTTTAAACCTTAATCCCGCTTTTCTTATTTGCTCATCAGTCATGCCCTTTGTGAGTTTCTTGTATTCCTTGATATATTCCTTGCGCTTCTTTATACCTGGTATATCATCAGGATTAATCTTGTTTTCTCGTATCAGCTTAACGGCTGTATCGGCAGCTTCCTTACTGAACACTGCATCGACAATACCTACTACAAATAACCTGCCATCTACTTCCTTGTTTTTCTTGCGGTATTCATTTCTTGTCATAAGTTCAGGGTTGTCTATCTTTTCCTTATTCCATTCCGCTTCATTTGCAGGTATATCATTAAACTCGCCAAGTTTGCCTTCATCTTCCCACCTGCTTCTCAGGGTGTAAGGGAATGACCTGAGACCTGCAAATTCAAGACCCATTCGTACAGGATACCCTTTAGCTCTTTCTATTAAGGATTGTCCAAATATTGGTGTGGTGTGTTCTACCATTAGCATTAAGTAGTCTCCAGGATCTTCAAGTTTCTTGCCCCAGAAATTCCTTCCTGTTGCGAGTTCTTCGATCAAGCTAATAGGGGGACTTCTTTTATACATTGCATATTTAACAAACGGGTGCGTTTTATCGAATACAATTAACTTCTCTGGTTCGTCAACAGCCATAGCTCCTACGTCTGCAAGTGTTTTTATTGCCGAATAAATAAATCCGCCCAAACCTACCCTATTATCTCCTATTGCATAGGTATATGCTTCTGCGCCATCGCCACCAAATCTTTTAGCCCACGGTTTCATCTTTGGTTTTTGTCCTAACATCTTAGATGAACAGTAATAAAAGGCTGCCCATGTACCCAACATAGCTGCTATACTGGCTTGTACTTCTCTTGCCGTTGCACCCTTTGATATTAAATCCTTCATCATCAAGAATGATGACCTTAAATAGTTGGGGGCAAACGCACCCATTCTTTCAGCAAGTTGGCGATTTCTGCTTACACCTCTTGCTGCTGCCGATACAACACCAGACATTCTATTACTGACGGCACCAAGTTCATAGACATTTCTTCCTTGCCTTTCCCATATTGGTTCCATTTGCTCTATGTATTTGAATCTAATGACCTCAAGAAAATCACTATAAGCCTGTCCCATTCTACCCCATGTCTGTCTATATCCCTCCCTGAGTGTCTTGCCTGCAACAGGAACTTTGCCTAAAACCCTTTGCACAGTAGATACACCAGCTACAAACTCTGATTGCCCTGTCATCATGCCATATTCTATATATCTTTTATATTTTTCAGCATTTTGTATCCTGAACTTATTAATACTTTCAGGGTTCCACACTGTTTTCCACATATTGCCATAGCTTTGAAGCCATGTAAATGAAGGTTTTCCCTTTAATCCCATCGCTATATCATGCCCTAATCCTGGCAATCCCTGTATAAATGGCGCTGAAATATCAAGGGCAGCAACCTGCCCTACTAATGCACCGCTTGTCTCGGCACCAGCACGTAGGACTTTACTTTCCTTCTCAATGGCATAGATGTCATCAATCGCCTGTGCGAGTTCAGCCTTTGCAGCACGACCACGTAACGCAGGTTCAAAGATAGCACGTTCTCCATAAACTAAAGGTGCTTTCTTGCTTACTACCCTTGTTAATGGTTTCACAAGGTTTTCTGCCTGCTTATTGCCTATAAGTCGGTATATCCCCCTGATATGGTTTGGCAGGGTTTCAGCAGGGTTTTCATAGAGGTATCCTAAATCCACACCCTCAAGCATCTCGTCAAAGATACGCTGCTTCTGTGCGCTGATTTTAGCACCCATCTTAAAGCCACCTATTGACGGTGGCGGCATTTCGTACTCACCAGTAGCAGGGTTTTTCTTACCCTTTACCCTGCGTGCTATGTATTGCCATAGTTCATCTGTGCTACCCAATTCTTCTATCTTGACGCCATAACTCCTGGCTAATTTTAATGCCTGATTGTATACCTCACCATATTTTTTGGCTATCTCTATCTGCTTCGGTGTCAGGTCATAACGAGTATAGTTGGATAAAATATCATTAATAGCAAGACTGCGGTTTTGCGGATTGGCTACCTTTGTGGCAAGACCTTCTGTAGTAACTCCAAATTCCTTCATTACATCACCAGCACGCCTGATATAACTCATTACATAGGGCATTGTGTTACTGCCTATATCCCTTGCCTTTAGTACCATCTGCTTTGCCTGTTCAATGGTATCTAATGCGCTATCAGGAACACCCTTACCCTTAAAACTCCTGCCTACTTCCTTCCTCTTGAAATCAATAAACGGCTTGGTTATTCGTGGCGGCTCAGGTAGCCATATTTTATTATCAGGTGTAAGCACAGGTTCAGTAGGAACACCGCCTTCAGGTGGTGGTTTGTAATCAGGTTTACTTCTTGGAGGTGGCTTGGCAGCAGGTAAATCCACAGGCTTTGCTTTTATTGCTTCTTGTACCTCTGGCTTAACAGGCAGCTTTGCCTCCACAACAGGCGGTACTTCAGGTGGCTTCACAGGTGGCTTAATCCCCGCTTCGGGTATGGCCTTACCCGCTTCTAATGCATCAGCTTCTTGTCTTAAATCACGTACTTGCCTTGCTATTGTTGCTCTTTCATTTGGCGTTTTGCCTGTGCTTATTTTACTTTCAAGGCTATCAGCTTGTTTGTGTAAATCATTTATTCTTTGTGGAAATGGCTTTATATCTGCCTCTACATTATTTAAAGCTCTAAAGAATACGTTGGCATCATCCACCATTTGATTATATTGCTCTCTTGTGATTAGTTTCTTGCCAACAGGTAATCTATATTTAGAGGTATCAAACCCACCATATTCCAAAGCCCTTATGCTATCTTTTAGTGTTCCTTCACGCATTTTCACTTGGTCATAAGCACCACTTAGCATATCGCTAAGTGATTTTCTTGCTGCTTCAGCTTTCTCAGGTTTATAAACTCTTCTGATATGTTCTTCAGCAGTAAGTCCTTCTGGTGTTTTTGTAACCATCTTACCCGCTTTGGGTATGGCTGCCTTCGCCAGCCATGGCGAAGGCGTTACTCCTTCCACTCGTGGTGGACGAGCTTCAACAGATTGCATTGCTTCCGCTTCTGTATTAAATACCTGCCTTTTAGCCCCTAATGTTTGTTGGTTATACGATGGTGTAACTTGATATTTACCATTCTGTAATTTGCGTATACTAATTGCATCTTGTCCACTACCTATGACTTTACCTTTAAGGTCTATACCTGCTTGGGCAGCAGGCTCAACTAATTCCTCCACATCTCCTGCGTCAAGGGCAGCAATATCTTCCGCCTCTGCCTCAGCTTGTGATTTACGCCACTCAACCTTTTCTTTGGGTGACATACCCTGTTCAAGACGTTCCTCTCGCAGTTTGGTATACTCATCCCGTATCTTACTTGGCTGGAACATTGGGTCAGCACCATACTCATCCTGAATATAGGTGTAGCGTTTCCCATTCTTTGTTTTTAACCAGGTTTCACGTGCAGCTTGTACTTCCCCCACAGGTGCAGGAGCTTTGGTGGGCTTGGGTACTTTCCCCTTCGGGACACCCTCTATTGCGCCTCGCTTGCCTGTTGCAAATTCCTGTATCATCCTATCTATTTCTGTATCAAGAATAGGCAGTTCTCTCTTATAAGCAACTGAAGGCTTCATTTTTCCTTGCCAATAAGCTATCTCTTCTGGTAATCCTATTTCATTTAATAATTTGGATGCCTCTCTATTACTTATTGTTCCTCTTTCATAGGCTCTTAATATTTCATCACCCATTAAGGATGGTCTATCCTCTAACTCGCCTAATCTTATTAATAAATCTGAAAAACGCTCACGTCTTGCATTAATAGCAGGGCCGACCGTTGGTATTGAAAAAGATGGCAATGGTTCACCCATTTGAGGTTGTATTTCACCCTTGCCCGGTATCCTTGCAAATCCCGCCTCTGGTGCTAATTTCGCTTCCTCTACTACTTCCCTCAATGCTGTATTGATATTCTGTGCTATCTCACTTTCACTCAAGGTCTTATAAAAAGGCTTCAATTTCGCTGCTATCCTGCCAACTGCCACTGGTACACCCTTATAAGAAAAAGCTACATCCTTCGGCATTTCCCTTAATGCCTGTGCCAGTTTAACCGTAGTCATACCAGCCCTTGCAGGTTGCATCAATGGGGACATCCATACCGCTTCGGTAAATTCGGCTAATTCACCTTCAAACATGGACTTCTTTAAGTTCTCTTGAAGTCTCTTTTGCTCTGCAAGCTTCGCTTCTTCAGGTCTTGCCTTTGCAAGTGATTTCCTTGCCCTGTATTCCATCGGAAGCATGAACTCAGGCAAGATTTTCTCAATATGGAGTGGTGTATAGAAGAGTTTCTTGGGCACATCACTCATTTTAATTGGTGGTCTTTGTAACCATTCTGGAAGTTGCGCAAAACTCTGTTCAATCTGCTCAAATGTAGGTGTAGACGGGATATTGGCAGGCGCACCCATAGGTGGCATATACTGCACACCTGTTGGCGAAGGTGGCAATACTGTCTTGGCAGCAAGCCTGTCCTTTGTCTTTTTTAACTTACGTAGTTTCTCTGCTGCTATGTCGGCAAAATATTCTTCACCGTTTGGCATTTCTTACCTCGGTTGTCTTGGAACATAATAAGGAGAAGCTGCCCTTTTCTTGGCTGCATATCGTTCTTCAGTTAATGCATTGACCTTCCAGGAGCAAAGCCAGGGAAGCCCTTCATAACGGCACTCTTTGTGGCTGCTGCCTGTTCCTGATGTGCAATTTCAAATTGTTGTGGTGTTCTTGGTTCAGGTGGCATAAACGTGCCAGTAGGCAATTCAGCCATTTGAGTGCCACCTGCTTCACCATGTTTAAGCCTTGACATCATCTGCCAGTTGGTGTATTGCGCCGTTGTGGCTTGGTCTGCTTCTGTACCAACTTTACCTGCAATTATAGGTTTATCAGGATTAGTTGTATCCAGCTTAACAGTCGTGCCATTAGGCATAAGCATCCACTGGTATTGCTTCCTGCGTACCATGCCTGTGGTATCGGTAACATTCTCTGAAAACGGCATACTGACCGGTGTCATCTGTGGCTCTTGCATTCTAACAGGAGAGCCAAGCGCTTCACCTGCAGCATTAAATGTTTGTTTATACCCAGGCATTCCGGGAACATCACGGGTTTCCGCAACGGTAATATCAGTAGCAGGTTTAACAAAAGGATTACCCACAGGGTCTCCCCTTAAATCTATCCATTGAACATAACCATTGCCCAAATCTTTCAATGCTGCTGCAGGAAGTTCTATCTGTTTTTCAGGTTTTACCTTTTGCATTGTATAAGGCACTATATTCTCATTCTCATCTACCCACCATTCCCATTGCCCATCTGGACTTGTTACCCTTCTCATTGGAGTACCCACTTCTTTTTCCTGCTCTTCGACAGGTGGAGTAACCAATGGCGTTATAGCACCACCGCTTTGCGCCCTTGCAAGTTGCCCTTTATAACCTGGCTCACCGGGCTTAACCTCAAATACTGAAGTCCATAAACCTGGTTGATGAATAGGTGGCAAGGTAAACTGTTTTGTCGGGTCATATAAAGACAATGCACCATCCGGACCACGCACAAGGGTCTTTTGGGATTCTTTTGCCTGCGCCTCAGCTTGTTTTCTCTGTGCTTCCTGAGCCTTTGCAGTACGGATTAATTGCCGTAGCTTTAATTCCTTAACTTGAGTCCATGTGCCAGTATCAAACTGTCCTTTTGGTGTAGTCGCCTTTTCTGCTTCTAATGCGTCAATCTGGCTGTATATATCACCACTAACTTCAGCATCAAATCTTGCACCATACTTATCATTAAGTATATTATACTGTGCTTCTTCTTCTGGTGTCAGGTCTCTATTTTCTGCATCTTTAAGCAATCTCTTGAATATCTCATATTCTTCGTCCTCACCCATAGGCGGTGCAGGCGGCATGGTTGCCTCTGCTGGCTGTGCTGTGCTTAAATCCAGATTAGGGCTTCCTTCTACCCACCATGCTTTTCCCATTGCTCTCCTCCTTCCTGTTGTATTTTCTCCATATAATTCCTGTCTACCCTTTTCTTGCCGAGTGGTGTCGGGGAAAAGACTTTCATCTGCTTTGACATCTCCTGCATCCTCTTGGAAACCTCAAGGACTGCATCGGTAAGTATACTCTGCTTTTCTTTTGCCATTATGCTACTCCCATTTGCCTTCTTAATAACTCCTGTTCCTCAAATGAACCCGGTTCTGCTGGTTGTGCTACATTGCCAATAGGCATACCCATAACTGATGCAGGTGTGGGTTGTCCGGGCTGCCCACCACCTGCCTGTGCATTCTCCTTTTCGGCAGTGATATATTCCTCAAGACCCCAATCCTTAACAGCTGCCTTTGCCAGTGCCTCAAGGATAGGTGGCTGCTTCATTATTCCTTCAACAAGCATCTGCTTAAATTCAGATGTGTGGTCTGCTACGCCTGCATATTCCTCATGGTATCGTTTCAGGCTTATCGCACCTGCATTGTATATCTCTAATCCGCTTAAAGACTTTCTTTCGTTTTCTTCCGGCTTTGTGCTTTCGAGTTTGACTTTACACCTGTAATACCCCTTGATTTCTTCAGGTTTGATTGTCTCTTCGTAGTACCCTGTGGGCAGTTGACCCCATATCGTAATGGGTTCGGGCATGATGTTTTCCATGAGCTTGGCACAGTTACCGAGTATCTCAGATAGATTATTCTGTAACGTGCTAATCCCCTGCTGAAACTTTAACTGCACCTGTGAAGTCAATGCCCTCTGGTGATACCCAGATGTAACCCCAGGTGGTCTTTCTCCGTAGATTACCTTTGACATAGTAGCGTGTTCTATATCATCCCTCACCATGCCTATATTCTGGTACACATCGTTGGGTATTTTCAGTTCATACAGTGGCTCTACCTTCGTATCATCAGGCACATAGTTCAGGAAACCAGGGGTAATTTCTAACTTGAGTGTATTCGGGTTCACATTAGTCTTTAGTATGGGATAAGCTACTACCTGCATGATGGCATCAGCAGCTGATTTCATCCTTGCTTCCAGTTTCAATGACGATATAACAGGCAGTAATATACCCACAGCCATATCTTCAGGCTTATCGGTAAGAAGCCCCATGCCGTTAAAGCCTATCTTGTACGGTATAAAGCCGAACTTGTTAATCTTGGCATTGACTTCTTCATCATCCACGATATTGATTATATAATCATCGTTAGTATATTGCAAGCACTTGACTATCTCGCTGTCTTTCTTGCTACCGCCCTTGTACTTTGGCCACAGCAACCTTACCTCACCAACCGTTTTCTCGTAGGATTCAATCACATCGCCATGACCTTCCCAGAAGAAAGAGGGACTTGGCAGTATACTGAATACATTTATAGCCTTATACCTGAACGGAAACAGGTCGCTGTCTTTACCATCGCTTTTATACCTGTAATCTATATACGGTCCCTTGAAGGCACACATACCATATATGCCAAGCTGCTTTGCCCCTTCTCTTTCAGGTGGCATTACGTTTCGCAAGGCATTTTCCCTCATAATGGCGTTATAGAACTTCTCCATCTTATCAGCGTGTTGCTGCTCAACATCCTTATCTGACTTTCTATCCACTGTAACCATCGGGTTTTGCGTGATATAGTTATCTACCAGTACATCAACAATAGCCCTTGCAGTAGGAGGCACATACTTTTCAAACCCCTTCGGAACAGGCACAGGAATGTTGCCGTCATAGTAATCCTTACACAACAGGAAGTTTTCACGCATCTTGGAATAATACTTCTCCTTGCGTTCTATCTCCATTGCCTTGATTTCATTAACATCAGGTTTCTTTTTTGCCATTATTTCACCCTCAAATAACTTACAGGATTATACATGGTGCTGTCTATGCGTTCAGTCTGGAACGAGCTGAACAGATATCTGGAGCAGGCACACAAATGATACCTTGCCTCATCCTTTATCTTGTTGATTACCACATTGTTCTCATCAACATCAAACAGGCAGTTGAACAGTTCATTAAGGTAATTTATGCAGTCATCGAACACGTACATTCTGTTGTGTTCCATGAAACTCTGTACCTTCTCAATCTGTGAATTGATCTTCGATATATACGGTTCGCTTATAGGCCATCCCTGTGCAGCATATAATTGCCTGATTTCTTCTTCCTGGTGGGAGCCACCTACCCTTTTCAGTAAAGTCTTGCCCTTTGTTATCTCTTTCCATGCCTCGACATGGTGGTATGCCGTCTTGCCAGGGCCCGGCAGATACTCTTTGTAAACAAAGAACTCTCCTGTTGGGTTCTGTGCCACGAACAATGCTGCGGGATTGGCTATGCCAAAGTCATGTCCTGAGAAATGAGACCAGTTAGCGGGTATCTCAAATCTTGGTATCTTACATACCTTTTCATTAAACATGCCGTAAACCAGCCTGCCCAACTCCATGTCGTCATCTTCAGCCATTATCTCATGCCGGTACGCATCACGACTCATGTCCTTTGTTATCTCATTCAATGCCACACGGTTCAGATGCGGATTATCATAACTTGTGAAATGGAATGTCTCCCACCTGCCTGACTTATCCTCCTGTGCCTTGAGGTACAACTTTGCTGCATGGCGTGGGTCTCTTGCCTTGCTTGTGCCTGTGCTTCTCAGTGAAGGTGGTGTATAGATAAAGATAGCATCCCCATCATTGTCAAGTAGCATTGGCGCTCCAACCACTTCCCATGCGTCCTCATTTGATAGTTGCCATTCCTCTAATATCAGTAAATCAGCGTAATCACCCCTGAGTGTATCGGCATTCCAGGCAGTCTTTGCCCTTATACGCTGCTTTGTGCCGGGGAACTCAATGCTGTGTTCAGTCTCATTCTTATTGAACAGCTTGGCTTGTATCGGCTCTTCCAATGCCCTGCATACCTCGAACCAGAACGCCTCAACCTGGTCTATTGTGGGGGCAGCATACAGCACCCTTTTACCCGCCAGGAAATAATCAACTGCAATAATCGCTGAACCTGTTGTCTTGCCGCCACGTCTACCTGCCCTGATGACCTTACGCTTTGCCTTCGACCTCCTGAATAACTCCTGCTTGGCATGGGGTCTCAGTAACCTTATCTTGTATTCATTCTGTGGAGATGCCTGTTTATCTGCCAGTAAAGTAGAC